TAAATCGTTTGTTTCGATTTTTGTTATAGATTTTTTTAATCCTGTTATATGACCATATAAGGCGATAATGTGTTCTCCTGTTGTTCTAGGTTTTTTAGACATTATCTTTTTTTTGCTTTGTATTTTTTTATTTTTTGTGAAATATAAATATTTTTATATAGACTTACTTTTTTACCGAATCTTTTATCAGCATTTCTTTTAGCAGATTTATATGCTTTGGATTTTTTATTAAATGATTTAGGTTTTCCTAATCTTTTTGGTCTAGCAGATGCATATATAGGTTTTTTTCTAGCCATTATTTACCAACACTTTTCATTGCTCTTGTATGAGCAGTTTGAAAAGTAGCACCTTTTTTCATAGCAAGTGCCATTGAACGCATATGCTTTAAACTATGATGTCTAGCATGTTTACGCATAGTCTTTTGCTGACTAGGTTTTAATCCTTTAATAATACCTTTAATTGATGCTACTTTAACCATTATTTTCTCTTTTTTTTCTTTTTCTTTTTTTTCTTCATAGGTCTGCCTCTTTTTGACCCATAACTTCCTGAACCGTATGGCATTATTTCCTCGCTTTCTTTTTCTTTTTCTTTTTACTTTTTAAAATAGCTTTTTGTAAAGCTGGTGGTAGTTTTTTTTGTTTTGCTGTTAACATTGTATTCTCCTTTTAATTTGCAAATTTACCATCTAACCATTTGGCATCTGGTAATTCATTTGTAAATTCTTTTCCATTATACGTCAATACTTGTTTTCTATTAGAACCTTCTTTATAAGAACAATGAATCCAACCACTATTAGGTTCTCCCTCTTTCCAAAACTCTAATATAAGTTGATCAAAATTACAGTTGTTTTTAATCCATAAAGCTACTTGCAAATTAGATACTCCAGCTATTTCAAAGTCTGCTGCTTCTCCTGAACAATGTTGTGATGTTGCTTTACTACCAATAGCTTCTGATAATTCTGGGCTTCTATATCCTGATGTGATAGTTACAGGTTTATCAAACTTTGCTCTTACAGGCTCTAATACTTCATAACAAAGATCGCCTAGATTTTTTATTTCTCCACTACCAGCTTTATTAGTTATACCTTTTCTAGTAGCAGTTTGCGATTTCTCAAATTCTTCTAATGTAAAATGTTTTGAAAGTTGCATTAAAACCTCTTATGGTTTGGTTGGAAAATCTACTGCTTTTACTTCTTCTACTGTTGAAAGACCCTCTGTAATGTCTCTTAAATTAGTTCTGTAAGTTTCCCAATCTGTTTTATCTGCTATTGGAGAATCAGAAACCATAACCCAATCACATTCTGCTAATAGTCTATTTCTTCTTTTTCTTAAATCAACCATAGCCCTATCAAAAGCGCCATCGTTCCATGCTTGTTCTTCAGCATCTCTTTGTGCTTCTTCCTCTGCTGTGAATGAAACTTGAACTCCGTTAATTAAATGATGTCTTGTCATAATTACTCCTTATATTTTAATTTACTCCAAATAGCAATATATCTCCATATTCAATTGTTCCTGAACTCATATCAAACTGTGCACCATCGATTGCATTAGTAGTATTACAATACCCAGCTATGTATGAAGTTTCTGATGCTGGAGAATTTGTCATGTATTGTGTATTTGCAATAAAATGTTTTATATGAGTTGTGTTGCTGGGATCATAAAGATGTAAATATCCACATAAAGTACAATCATTGCTAGTGTCAAACTCACCTGAAATTATTCTTTGAACTGCTGTTGAATTTCCAAGAGAATTACCTCCACCTCCAAGTGGAGTTTGATATTCACTAGCATCTTCTTTTTGTCCAGAATAAAACATAGTAGTTGTTTTAGTTGAATCATAAGCTGAACTACCATCTCTAAAATTAACTCTTATATAAGCATTTGCTGACGCATGAATATTGTTAAAGAAAAAAATATATTCTTTAAATGAATTATCAATCCCAGATGTAAAATTAATAGTAGATGATGATGATGCAGTTTGTTTTTGAATTAAAGATAAAGTACCTAAACTAGAAACACTTCCAAATGTTGTAATATCTTTTACACCTCTATTATTTAATTTAATAATACTCATTCTTTTATACCATAAAGTTTTATTTTGCCTGAATCAATTGCTCCACTATTCATCTGGAATCTAACTCCTGTAACAGCAGAACTAGTATTTCCATACCCATGACAAAACCCATGTAAATTATAATCTGATTCATGAGTTCCACTTGATTGCGATATAAATTGTTTTACATAAGTAGTAGAGTATGGAGAAAATAAATATAAAAAACCACTAGCACATTGGTCATTATCATTACCAAAATTTCTTACTATATATTGAAACCCTGTACCATTTGCTAAATCTATTCCATTTTCATAATTTATACCTTGTGCAGAGCCACCTTCATTATGTAGTGATTCAAAAAATGAAGATGTTTTTGATACATTATAATTTGAGCCACTATCTGTACTCATGTTAAACTGAAATCCTACTCCTGAACTTGCTGGGTGTATTTGTGTATATATAAATAAATATGCAAAATATGTATTATCTAAAACTACATCTGATGAGCCATGCACGAATGACATTGTAGAACTAGAACTTGCAGTTAAAGTTTTAATAGGTACTAATTTTCCTGTTGATAATTGACCAGGAGTAGTAATTGTATTTATACTGTTATTATTGTATTTAACTAACGCCATATAATTTTATTACTCCACTTTGTATAGTTTCTCCACTTCTTGTCATACCAAATCTGACTCCATTAACTGCTGAAGTAGAATTTATATATCCTGATAAATAGTTTGCTTCTGACCCATCACTTGCTCTTGCTTCATTTACTTGACAAATAAAATGTTTAACTCCAACAGTATTGCTAGGATCAAATAAATGTAAATAACCACTTACAGATTGATCATTGTCTCCACCTAATTCAGATGTCATTATTTGATCTGAACTACTATTTCCTAAATCTCCACCATTGTAATAAGTTGGTCCATAAAGAGAATCAGATTCTTGATTTAATATATAAAAAAATGTTGATGTTTTATTTGCATTATAATTACTTCCACCATCTATGCTAAAATTAACCCAAAATGATTCTCCATTAACATCTGTGCTTGACGGATGTATGTTGATAAATTTAAACAAATAAGAATTATAAGTTGAATCTATTCCAGAAGTAAAACTTATTGTCGCTGAACTAGATGCAGTTTGAGTTTGTAATAATGTTAATCCACCACCACTTATAGTATCAGGTAAAGATGTTATTGCTGATAAAGAATTATTGTTAGCAAAGTTAAGAGCCATATTAGACTCCCATCAATTGTTTTATTTCATCGTCATC